ATCTACTAATTTCATAGGGTATAAACCTAAAAATACTTCTACCTTAACACCTTGAATAGGTAAATTTGTTTGTTGATCATAAACTCTACCTTTAGTTGTAAAAGTAGCAATTTTTGGTTTATACTTTTCATAGGCTGCTTTAACTTGTTTAGCGTCATTAACAAAGGAAGTTACATCTCCCTTAACCTTCATAGCTTCGGCTAATAGTTTTTTTCCTTTTGGGTTATTTATTAAAAATGCTTCTCCTACATCTAACAATGCTGCTTCTGCATCTCCTTTTGTTACAGTTACTGCCATTTTATGAAGTTTTTACTTTTTGAGATAATACATTTTCTCTTGTTTGTCTAATTTTAGAAATAGTATCAGTAGTAAACAAAGCTTGTGATGCTGCCATAGGAATAGAAGATTCTTTATTTAATGTTTTACATAATAATTCTAAACTAGCTAATAAAGTATCAAATTGAAACCAAAAATTATCACCTAACATTACTGCTTGACTAGAATTTTTTGCTCCTAAAGAGACAACACCTTTACCCGAAAGGATATTAACATTTCCCTCAGAGGATTTAATACCTAAATCTTCAACTGACTGTAATATAACTGATTTTTTTGATGATAGCATTATACTATCTATATTAGAATTAAATAATAATCTTCCTGAATTTAATATTACTTGAGGTTTATTATATGATCTAGGTGATGTAGGAGTATTTGTAACTACATCACTAAATGGAACTGTTGATGCTTGACCTGCAGCGGTTGTTGCAACTGCAATATCAATTGGAATTTGTTGTGTTGAAGTTAAATAAATAGAACTAGGATCAATATTAATATCTTCAGTAGTTGGTAAAAATCCTTCAGGTGAGGAATTAATAGATTGACCATTTTTTAGTATAGTAATAGGATCTCCATTTTCACCTGATATTGACCAGTTATTTTTTATACCACCTGCTGTAGATGTACTTCCTAATCTTATACTATTTCCAAATCTTCCGTCTAATATAGTATCACCTGCAAAAGGTAAAATGGGATGTATATTAGATTGTTCAACAAAAGTTCCCCCACTATTACCATTAAAATCTAATGATGTAGATTCATTTGTAGGTTTTCTAGTACTACCTGCTGTAATTTCAGCATATGATTTATTTTGTGATGGAGAAACTGAATTGTTTTGGTTATATACATCAGGATAAGCATTATGATGTTGGGAACTCCATAATGAAATAGGTGTAAAGTAATAATATGCATTATCTCCTGTAACTTGAGATTGCCCCGTTGTTGGCAATTGAATAATTAATACTTGTTCATTAACTAAAGGAAAATTTTTAGCATTTGGAAATAATGGGAGAGCAATATTAAGTTGATTATATGTTGAATTTAACTTATTATTAATAGCTTTATTGGTAGTTTGAAATGAAATACATCCTATACCACTCCACCCTCCTGTCTTACTAAATAATGCTGAATTGGAATTTAAACTAATATCTGTTACTCTCGCAGTAGTAATCATATCAGTTAAACTAGACAGAGCTTGGGCTGCACCCGAATTTGATCCGGGAGAGTTATTAAAATATGCTATACCTGTCTTTGCCATAAATTTTAGTTTTCAGGATTCTTAGAAATTTTTTCTAATTCATCCATCAATTGTGCTTTTTCTGCTTCAGAAATACCTAAATCATCTCCGTTACTACTATTAGCATTAACTACACGTTGAATAATAGTAGCCATTTTAATTAATTGTTCGTCATTACGAACTCCAATTTCTAAATATTCCTTAATTAGAGGAACAATTAGAGTAGCATCCCCAATATCAGCAATAAGGGGTTTTAATTCCGATATTAATCCTGATATTTGTGCTTCCTTCTTTTTTTGGTTATTGTAAATCTCGCTTAAGATATCCGAGAATTTTTTCTTACCAAAGATAACATTATCTAATGTACTCATAATATAATTTTATTATAAATATGGATATAGAAAAGAGTTAAAATTTACACCACCCGTTTTCTAAATAGAAAGGGTATTGCGACTTAAATATATCGTAAAGTGTATCTGCAATCTTAGTAATCTTAGGAGTTTTAACATCTACTATCTCACGAATATAGATATAAAGTGCTTTCTTATTGAAGATTTCAATATATTCTCTATTACGGAATAATTCAAGAACAGCATCTGCTATTTGAGCATCATTTTTTTTAGGAAATAGAACAAATATATTTTCGGTAACATGATCTACAAATAAAGCAATATATTCACTTAATTCATCTTTTTCTTTACCTAACTCATCTATATGATAAGAATGATTAGAACCATCTTCTAATAAAACATCAACATCAACTTTATTAATTTTTTTACTATAATTTTTTGTATTATATAATATTAACCATCGTTTAACAATAGCTCCTTTAGAAGGATCAAACAAATGCATTTTGGATAATAAAAATGTAATTATTTCATGTTGTAAATGTTCTAATTCCTCAACTTCAGTATGGTAGAATTTAAATGTGTGAATTATATTCTGAGTTAACTTAAAAAAGGCATAATGTATGCCATCTATAGGATCTGGGTTATTTTGCCAATCTGCTCCTAGTTCATAAATTTTACTCCTAACTATTGAATCGGGAGTTTTATTATACAATATTATTGCATCTTCTGTTAGTTGAGTGAAGTAGTTTTTACTTTTTGGTCGTCTTTTTTTGGTTACCATTACTATGGGTTGATTTTAAACTGTGAAATACCATTTTGTATAACCTTTATTTGTTCAAAAAACCAACCTATTTCATCATCACTTTTAAACATACCCTTAGCATCAACCTCATTAAGACGTTTTTCTGATGCTTCAATTTGTATTGTAAATTCTGAGATATACCTATCATACTGAAGGATAATATCTTCTAATTTTTCGCTTTTACGTAAAAGGTTAAAGGTTGTAAATCCTAAGATTACAACCAATAGACCTAATATGCTGATAATTAATGTTGTCATAGGCTGTCTAGCATACTTTTTAACCCAGGACTTGCTATTGAATTTAGCGCCTTAGTTTTAGTACTTGATTTTGACGTCAATGTATAATTTTTCTTTGGCCCCTCCAAGTTATTCTTGTTAGTAAATTTAGGTAACCATTCTATTTCAAATTCGACGCGAGCAGCCATTAAATCCGCCTGGTGAAGTATGAATGGAAGCGATGTACGTGGCTTTTGTTCAACCATGAACCCCATTAAATACTTTTTATTGGCTTCGTCATATAGCCCATCATGTGTCTGAATAGCAATCATTTCATTAAATGAATACTGAATACCATGAGACTGAAGTAAAAATAAACTACGATCAGGAACAGAGGCAAATGCTACCTTAGTATTAAACATATAATCTTCTCCTAATTTATCTCGTCTCCAAGCATCTGTCTGAGGGATATAAGATTCATTTTCTTCATCTCCCATCTTACCTAAATCATGATTAATAGCCGAGAATACTAATTCTTCAGTAGTAAAAGTACTCATATCGGCTCCAAAACTTTCCCAAACAGCAGATAATGCTAATGCACCTTTAACTACACGATTGACATGATCTACATATCCACCTGGGAATGCACTATGGTATTCTTTTTTATGAGCCGCAGGCATTAAAATGATGCGGTCTTCATATTTTTCATAGAAATTTAATAATGCTTGTTTTCTATCTCCAGTAATGTATTTTTCAATATTGGAGTTAAATTCGATCCAATTTGATTGGATTTTTTCTGCTGTTAAAGACATAACTTTTATTTTTTGGTTTAATTAAAGACGATTCATCTCACCCGGAGATTGTGGTTCATTTTCTACTTGACTTTTAATTTCTTCTATGGTATCAATACCTTTTTCAATTTCGGCCATAAATGCTTCGATAGGTTGTGCGGTATTAACCATGTGCCTAAGTGTAGACATAGTAGAATCCAATGATTCTAATTTTTTGTAAATGTAATCTCGATTTCTCATTGTTATAAATTTGATTGTTATTAAAAATTATTATTCTTTATCCCCCGGTATCATACCCTTATTCATCCCCCTTTTCTCATTCCCTTTTTTCCTAAACCCGTACTTTGAAGTTACGTAAAGTATTTTATACCTCCAAGTCTTTCTTAACATTTTCTGCTTTTTCTTTTATTTTTTCTACTTTTAATAAAAAAGCACATTTTTCATATTGCTCAATATCTTCTCTTTGGAAGAAATTTATTGATGCTTTTATGGCATCTAAGAAAGGTTTCTTTTTAAAATCTATGATTGCCTCTAAATGGTTTCTATCATTAAGATCTAATTGGTTAATATAAAACCAAGCTCGGTTATAAACTACAAATTCGGAAGCAGATTTAGATTCTGATGCATCGTATTCTGCATTTTCCTTTCTCATAAATAATGTTAATTTATGGTGAAAGATTTCATGATTTGCAATAAGTTTTGTGAACATCCCAATTTTAGTATATGGTTCTTCTCTTAAATCTTGTTGCACATCCTCTAAGGTTTGACCCTTATCCTCCATTATAGCAAATAATTTATCCTTATCTATCATGATACTAGATTTAGTGTTCATATCATAAATATTTTAGGATTCTTGGTTATCAAACTCTTCCTGGAGTGCTGAAATTTCATTATCTAAATCTGTAGCTATTTGTTCTAGTTCAGCATAAGCTTCTTCTACTTTAATAGCATTAGGATTATTTGGGTGGTATCTCCAAATTTCATCTTGAATAACTCCTGTTGAAATTCTGTCATTTACCAATTCTGCGTACTTTTGTTCAAATTGTTCTTGTGTCATAATTGTGTTTATTTTAGTTTATGTTTACGTATGTGGAACGTTGTGATTTTTATTTGGTAACCGTTTAAATCGCATTATATGCGTTTTATAGGCGCAAATTATCGCATTAATCCACGATTATTTTAAATTCTGTTTCTTTAATTACTCTTTCTCCTACATCATTATTAAAGAGAGTTTTTGTCATTACTTTTAAAGTATCCCCAACCATATCTTGATCTAAAAAGAACTGTTGACGTGGGTTATAATTATATTTACTATAAGTCCCAAGTAATGTTTTAGCATAAGGACAAGTCCAACAAAAATTCTTTTGTATTTGATAACCTGCAATATTAAGAGGTGGTTGTAATTGAGCAATATCTGTTAAACTATACTCTAGATTCCCAACCGGAAGTGGAGTATTGTAATTTTGATCATTAAACCAACTTAATACTGAATAAATAGGCACTTTATAATGAATTGTATCAAATACTACCCAATAATCAGAATCATATTGTGTTTCAATTAATGGAACTTTATTAATAACATATTGAGGATTTAATTCATCCAATTTACCTTTAATAGTAAAATATTTAGGACCCCAATATTTAATATGCCAATATGAATTTGCATCTTGATATACGCCCGGTGATACAAGAGGATCAATTTTAAATTCCACATCACAATTCCCATCAAGACATGGATAAGGGGTTGGAAGCTCCTCCTTGCTACACGCAAGAAGGAAGCTTGCTACACCCACTATAAGGGCTAACTTTCTTAACATTCTACTAACTCTAAAGCTTTAGAAAATAATTGTTTGTTCAAATCCAAGTCTTGTTTGAAATTTTTAATCTTACGAGCTTGACGAACTTTACCTGTTAAGGTACGGTATGGAAAATTTCCTTCCATAATGTTCTCTTGAACACGGTTAAAAACTGTCCATAAATCATCTCCTCTGTCTTCTGAACGTTGAGGGCTTCATAGGTATTATCTGTACCTACCATACGAATATCAAGCAATTCTTTTGCTAATTCGAACATAGATTCTTCTTCTAAAATGATAGCTTTCATTTTATTCATAGACTCTACAGTTAAAGGTAAAGATTCAACAATTGAGTGAATTGTAGATTGTAAAGCTTCGAAATCATATCCCATATGACGAACTCTAAAATCTGCGAATTGCTCTGTAGCAACTACTAATCCATTTTCACAAATCATTCGGAATAAACCTGGTGTAAATGTGAAACTATTTTTACCATCATGAGAATTGGTAAGTAAAATTTGAGGAAAAACTTGGTCACCATCGGCACCATTAATTACAACATCTGGATTACGGAAAACAACTAAGTGTTTTTGGTAACCTATATTTTTACGGGCTTTCACCTGTTTAGCATCAACAACTCCCCAACCTAGCAATTCCATATCTTGGATTACTTTGTAAGTTGAAATGTGTGAATACTTTTCTGAAGTACCTTCTGAACCTTGTTCAGTAAAAATACTGTTACAAATTAGCAATTCCATATCTTGGATTACTTTGTAAGTTGAAATGTGTGAATACTTTTCTGAAGTACCTTCTGAACCTTGTTCAGTAAAAATACTGTTACAAATTGATTTTAATTGATCAACTGTTTTGAACTCTGAGTTTTGTAAATTTAACATAGACTTTATTTTTTATTTTTTAAATGAATGCTCGAACCATTCGAACACGTAAATATACGAACAGGAGACCGGGTAACCAAGTCTCCTGTGCATTACTTTTAAGCTTTTTCTAATAAACTTGGTGCAACTGTGAAATTACCTGATCCATTAATTTCTCTAACTTTTACGTTAACACCATTAATTTTGGTAACACTAAAAATTCTTGAAGCAGCAATCTTTTTATGGTTAATCTTAACAGTATCACCTACTCTTAAAGCAGATTTTACATCATAAGCAACCTCAGATTTTCTGATTGAAGTAGCGTTCATAATAACTTTTAACTCTTCTTGATTTGAATTTTTAATGAATTCTAACACTTCGTTTAACTTTGTCATAACCTTTATTTTTGTTTATTTATTAATCTTATTCCATAAATGTACGAATGGGATTTCGGGTATCCAAGCTTCCTGTGCATTACTTTTACATTTTTTTCTTTATTATATGTAACACGCACCCCTCAATCTTCTCCCATAAATGTACGAACAAAAACACCGGAAGCCAAGCCTCCGGTGCATTATTTTTATATATGTTTTTTTGTTATATCACGTAAATCCAATCCGCTCCGTTATGGAAATATAGATTTGAACCACTTACGGCTAATGAACCTACAACACCTGTTGGTAAAGGATTTGTTGGTGCTAAATTAAGAGCACTACTAATATTTACTGAACCTGTTACTAATACATTTTGAGTTAAAGAATTAACACTTGAAGCTGTAAGAGCAAAAGATGCTGTTGTAGTTAAAAGATTTGTATTTGGGTTATATCTTAATCCACTATCTACTTCTACTTTATTTGCACCTGCAGTAACTTCCTGAAATAATACATTATGGGCTACATTTTGAGTTGAAATAGATGATGAAACTCCCTGTGCTATAGAGGATGTAATAGCTACTGAGGCAGTACCAGTTAATGGACCTGTAAATCCATTTGCAGTTATACTACCTGTAACATTTACACTTCCTGTAATTTGGAATAAATTACTTCCTGCAACACCTCCAATAATTGGAGAATTTGATCCACTACCAAATTTAACAAAGGCTTTTGTAGCATCTTGTTGTCCTTGTACTTGCATTGTATTGGAAAGATTTACATCTCCAATCCAAACATCATCACCAACTTTAAAATTAGTACCTGCACCATTACTATTAGCGGTTACAGTACTTGCTGTTACAGCCAAACCTAAATTAAGTATTCCGGTTGCTAAATTAGTTACTGTAATTTGATCTGTTACCCCACTTTGAACAATAGGTAATACATTGTTTGCTGTGGCTACTGAAGCCGAGGGTAATTGGGTTATTTTTTTATTTGCCATTTTATTTTTTTTATTGAATTAAATTATTTCCATCTTCGGTTATTAAAAAGTCTCCACCTTCAGTTAAAATGTAACTTACTCCTCCACCTACTCCAATACTTATACCACCTGTTCCTCTAAAAACACTACTACTAATAGCAACATCATTTAAGGGTTCAAAATCAAAAGACCCACCACCTACTCCAACACAAAAAGATGCTATATAAGAAGAAGTAACTAAATTAGAAACATTAACTAAATTAGAAAAAGTACCTAAAGCATTAGTAGGGGAATTTTCATCGTAAAAACCATTTGAATTACGAACAGTTTCCATTGTAAAATAGGCAACTTGACTATTAGAAGAAGTAATACTAAAAGGAGTTACACCTAATATTTCCTCACATGGGGTTCCTGCCCCATTCAGTTGCTCAGCAGTATAATCAGCCATTATTATGTTTTATTATAACTATGTATCCTTTCGGAAAAACGACCTTTTCTTTAGCAACACACTCGATCTATAAATACGTATATATCACATATTTCATATAAATTACTTGGCTACCCTAAATTTTCTCATTATATTATAAACATGAAACACAATGTAATAGTCTTAGATAAAGACAACCTAGAATCATACATGAGTGAGCCGCAATTACTAGTGGTTTACACAGCAGAATGGTGTGGGGCTTGTAAAAGGCTTATACCAACGTTATACCAATTAGATCCTAAGTGGAAAGTAATAATTGTGGATGCCGAAAGGTATTTTAAAGCAAATACCTTCTTTCCAGGTGGAGTAAATTTTTATCCTACAATGGCTCACTTTGAACGAGGCTATTTTATGGGTGAGATAAAAGACCATCAAATTGTACAAGGAGATTTGGAGATACAATAGACTGTTCGTATATTATAGTATAACAAAAATTATAAACTATGGAATTAATATATTTTATTCTTGGTCTGTTGACCGCTGCCGTCTTATACGGTGTTTACTTACTTCACCGTGTATATAAATCACATGCTGAGGTCGTATCACACAATCAATCCGTAATTAACCACTCCGCTATTGAATATAGCAATTTAAGAGATGAAGTTAGAGAGCTGGAATCATACATTCAATTGGTAAGAGAGGGTATGGAAAAAGATTCATATCAAAGCATTGTAGATGTTAAGAAAGAGCTCGGCTTGGTTTCGGATTTAGCAAAAGCTACTAGTCAAAACTTAGTTGATTTTTCAAAAGTAGTTGAGGGTGATTTGGGTAAACAATACACGCGATTAAATGATTTAGGAAATAAGGTTCAAGGTTTGTCTCAAGATCCTAATTTCTTACAAAGATATTCATAATATGACTTGGCAAAGCTACGAAGTGGAGTTAGGTGAGAGTACCACGATGAAAATCAAAGCAAACGTGGAGGATAGATCCAGATCGGAGATACTCATATGTGCGTGTAACAGTACTGAACATCAAATGGTATTCCATTACGACGAGGCAGAGGAATATCCTGAAGTATACATGCATCTCCATTTAAATAAACTTCCATTCTTTAAACGTTTAGTTTACGGAATTAAATATATATTTGGTTATCAATCCCGTTACGGGGCATTTGATGAATTCATCGTTGACAACCGTGACATTAAAAAATTCAAGGACATCGTTAAGTACTTGAGTAAAACAAAATTGGAGAAAAAATTGTTATGAAAAAACAACACATACAAACTCGACACATCCATAAATTAATTGCCATAGCTGATAGCATGGGATTAATGCCTAAAGTAGAAAGTGAAAACTTTACCACTGATTGTATTGAGATATTAGATAATGCCGTTGAACACGATTTATTATTTGAGGTAGTGTGGTCTGCATTCCAATATAAAACAGATCATCCTAAATCTACAATGCTCGAATCACTACAAGTGGGGGCAAACGAGTGGGATATCTAAGTATATACTTCATCGATGGCAAGAAATCTTTAAGAAAAAACTTTTTACAATATTACTGCTTTTAACCATGTTGCCAAACTTGTAAAACAGTATATTTTTGGGGTGCCCGGAACAGCACCCCATTTTTTATCAAATATAAGTATATACTAATCGGGTGGGTAATCTCGTTAGAGAGATGTGTGTTACCCTACATCCTTTTTCTCGTATAGCCACGCTATATGGATACCAACGCGTGTGGGCCTAAGTACGTAGTAATATATACCGCCGGCGGCATAAATATCCTAATATGTAAGTACGGGGTAGGGGGTACGTAAGGACACAGGTAGGGGTACCTAAGTACCCCCCCTGTTATATAGACGCCAAGTGGCGTTATTGTTATTTTAAACTGCTACGGTAACGGTAGTGTAGGCATTGAACATAACCACCACACAACGTTCCAAATGTCTTGAATCGCATTCCATCTACGTCGGCTGTTACCTCAGCACCATCACCACCACGTGTTACTTTAATGTTGGTAGCAGTCATATCATTATTTAAATGTTTTGCTAACGCACGTTCTAATTTATACATGTTTGATGCAATGAAATCCTCACGGTAACGAACTTCCCATTTATCACTCAACATCATTCTTAATGTTTGGCTACGGTATGATAAATCCTTATCATTCCAAAATGCCTTACGGGCAACTTGTTCATCGTATACAGCTGGTGTAACATATCTATTTGACTCATGATCCCAAGTACGACTGAATGTCATGTAAACATATTTGCTTACACTACTATACTTATCTACCTCACCCGGGCTTGTATAACGTTGCATCACCGGATTACCTTCAAGTGTCATCCATATATTGAACTCATCGTTCATGTTGTTTAATTTAGCTAACTCTTGTTCCCATAGGTTGGTAACTAATACCTTAGCTTCGTCTGTAATGTTTTGTAGTGCGTTCATAACCTTTATTTTTTTAATTTCTTATACCATAAATGTACGAACGATCCCTTGGGTAGCCAAGTGGAGCGTTAATTACTTTTATTAAGAGAACATGGCGTTCCAAACCAACCATGACGGTTGTTCTTGGGTACCAGGCTTAGGCGTAATTGCTTTACCATATTGATTAGGTACTTCACGTGTGGTAACTCTATTACCGTCATCGCTTACACTAACTAATACTGAGCGTAATGTACTGGAATGGTTATCACTAAATTCCTTACCGATGGCGCTTCTTAATTCACCTACTTTATCGGTATTATCAAACATATCCTGTGTCGCTAATTGTATATTCATTCTTGTCATTATTAATTATTTATCTACCATAAATATACGAACGTTTACTTAGG